ATATTGCTACAATTATAAACCAAAAGAAAAACCCACAACTCTACGTTAGAGTCATGGGCCATCTAAGTTCCTTTTTTCATACTTCAACTTCAATGCCAGATTTAAAGCATATTACAAAGTGGTCATTGTAAACAGTAACATTCTGTATTAACTTTCTTACAAGTGCATCATCATATCTTTGGGTACGGTATTTATTGTTGCGGATAAATTCTATCAGCTCGTTGATCCTCTCATTCTCTCCACTTAAGGATGCATCCTCCACAAGAAGGTTCTGCCGTTTTTCACGCAAGTTATCAATCTCATCTGCAAGAGGTTCATAGTCTTTCCCTTTATTCGCAAGGCTAATTAACTCTTTCTGCTTTTCTTCAAGCAAGGTGTTAATCTCTGAAATTTGATAATCTGTAGCGTCACCGATTACTGCATGAATGTTTTCTTCCAGTGTTTTTATCATGTTGTCACCGCCAGCAAGTAATCTATTAATGGCGGTCATAACAGCATCATATAAATCGCCTTCCTTTACTGTTCGGCTCTTACAAACTTCGGGGCCTTGCTCGATTCTTGTTACGCATCGCCAAACAATTTCTTTTCTACCGTGAATGTTCCAGTAAACTCGTCTGTAAATATCACCACAATCGCCACAAAAGGTTATGGAGCTCAAAGCGTATTTACTGCTGTAAATCCTTTTGTTCTTGTCTTCACCTGTGTAAATGTTATTCCGGCGATGAAGCTCTTCCTGTGCTTGTAAAAAAAGTTCTTTTGGAATAATAGCATCATGGTTATTTTCAACATAATACTGCGGGAGATGACCTTCATTCTTGACCCTTTTCTTTGTAAGAAAATCAACTGTAGTTGTCTTTTGCAAAAGTGCATCACCGATGTATTTCTCATTCGTAAGGATTTTCTTTAAGGTTTCTGGTCTCCACTTTGGTTTTCCGGCAGCTGTTAAAATACCATCCTTTTCAAGATCCCTACCAATACCCGCCAGGCTTTTGCCCTCAAGGTATTCTCTATAAATTCGTTTAATGATTTTTGCCTCTCCAGGAACTATTATTAAGTTGCCGTCTTCGTCTTTTGTGTACCCCATGAAACGCTTGTGGTTGACCTGTACCTTTCCTTGTTGATATCTGTATTGAAGTCCCAGTTTAACGTTCTGCGAAAGGCTCTGACTTTCTTGCTGTGCTAGAGATGCCATAATGGTAAGCAATACTTCACCCTTGGCATCCATTGTATTGATGTTCTCCTTCTCGAAAAATACCGATATGTTCTTCTCCTTGAGTTGTCTAATGTACTTTAGGCAATCCAGAGTATTACGAGCAAATCGACTAATGGACTTGGAAATAACTAAATCTATTTTACCCTCCATGCACTCATCTATCATACGGTTGAACTCTTCACGTTTTTTTGTGTTAGTGCCAGATATGCCGTCATCTGCAAATATGCCTGCAAACTCCCATTCAGTATTTTTCTTAATAAACTCTGTATAATGTGCAACCTGCACCTCATAGCTTGAATTCTGTTCTTCAGTTTCTGTAGAAACACGGCAATAGGCAGCAACACGCAGTTTCTTTATTATCTCTTTTGCGGCTGTACTTCCAACTCTTTTTCGTGCTGGAATTACAGTTATATTTTTCTCTGCCATATTAAACCTCGCTTTCTATCAGACTATATAAATACTCTGCCCGTGCTATAGGCTCATTTGGAAGTTTTTCTTCTGCCTTTCTCATCTTAAATCGTTCTATAGGGGAGGGGGAGGTAAAAGCCGCAAGCTCTACAATCCTTCCTAAGTCCTTAGCACGTTTATTTCTAACTTCTTCGGCCTTATCAAATGTTTCCTTATCTATGATTGCTGGATATATATCATTCCCGAGATAAAGGACATTTTTTAATATACGTCCCATCACTGAATGGGTCTTTTCAATACCTGCCTGTTCGCCAGCCACTGTAAGGGATAGTCCTGATATGTATTTTTCAAAGAACTCCTTTACTTGACCTGCTGCCTTTTCATCGACAGTAACAACCCCATCCGTAATTGTATATCCGTATGGTACATAGGCCATTTATCTCACCACCTTTTCTTTAAGGGAAAGACCACATTTCATTATAAATGTTAGCTCATCCCTTGAATTTACAATAATGTTGTCTACAAATTTTTCAAATGCTTCTTCTGTATAATCGCCATCAAACTTATCTTTCGCCACATAATCAAGAAGTAACTTTATCTCGTCTGCCTGTGAAGTACCATTAGTAAATGACATTACTAGATTCGTCTTCTCAGCAGTAAGATTTTTAATTTCAATATCCAAGGAGCTTCGTTCTTTGTTAAAAAGCGCTGGTTCAAGAAAGCCTTTCGTCATAAGTCCAATAAGAGTATTGCGTTCTTCGGTTAATTGCTCCATGCGCTTATCTATGGCATCAATTCTTTCAAGGTCACATTCTTCGTCAATTTTGTTTATTGAATTGTAAAGTGGCTCTAGGATTATCTTTCTGCTGAACGCCAGTTTATTCATCATCGTTGTAAATGTGGCTTTTATCTCTCCATCACGTAAAAATAGCATGGAACAACTGTCCTTGTCTTCAATGTGCCCTATGCAACTCCAGGCTATATAACTTCTACCAACAGAATAATTTGTTTTTCTCCTAAACTTGGAACCGCACTCTCCACAGATTATTCTTCCACTCAGTACATATCTGTTTTGATAGGCATTCTTAGCAAAGGAATTATTACGACTCTTTGCTCTTTCTGCTATCAGCTTTTGAGCCTTAGAAAATACTTCTCTACTGATAATAGGCTCATGGTGATTCTTACAGTAAAACTGATCCTTCTCGCCATTATTAATATGACGGTTGAAGTTGCTGTCTGTATATGTCTTTTGAAAAAGGACATCGCCTTTGTATTTTTCATTTCTGAGCATTTCAATTATCGTACCTGAACTCCAATGATTACCTCTTCTTGCAGGAATCTTATCCCTGTTCAGACCTTTTGCAATAACACTTCCACCTTTACCTGAAAGGCACTCTGTAAAAATGCGTTTTATTACTTCAGCTTCCTCTGGAATAATAACCATCTCACCATTAACATTTGCATAACCATAAGGAGGGCTGCCAATAATGTAACTGCCGTTTTGAAATTTCTTAGTAATTGACCATGTAGTATTTTGCGATATTGACGCAGACTCTTCAGCAGCAAACCCAGATAAAATAGAAAGCATCAATTCACTTTCCATATCACCCGTATTCAGATTTTCTTTTTCAAAATAAATATAAACACCGATATCCATTAGGTGCCTTACCAGCTCTAGGCAATCCGTGGTATTTCGTGCAAAACGGCTGATGGATTTGGTTATGATAAAATTGATCCTATCATTCTCACAATCACGAATCATCCGGAGAAGTTCAGGTCGTTTTTCCTTCTTGGTACCTGATATCCCTTCGTCATAATAAAGTCCGGCAAACTCCCATTCTGGATTGGATTTAATATAGTTTTCATAGTGTTCCCGCTGAGCTTTAAGGCTTACCAGTTGTTCATCACTATCCGTTGAAACCCTAGCATAAGCGGCAACTCGAAGTTTGTTTTTAGATAGCTGTGATCTGGAAAGTTCATCTATTTTCGTTATCTTTTTCATCATCTCACCTCACTTTCTGCTATTACATATATCACTCTAAAAGGCAATAATAGCAAGTGTTTCAGGGCATTATCTCGGCTAACTTTGGAGAGAATTTCTTCCTATTTAATACGGAAATTTTGTCTAATTCATCATCCGTAATCTTGCCTTCCTTATGCAGCATATTAACAATGCTATCTGCTATATAAAAGTCGTATTCATTTTGTAATTGTTCCTCTGTCATCGGTTCTGTCTCACCCTTGATCGGGCTGCCATCTTTCACTTCAATAATCTTCATAAAAAAACACCTCCTACCTGGTAGCCACGGCAAGAGGTGAAATCTGATGTTTTAACTAATCTTTCTTATAAAATTCGCATTCATAACCATCGGCATCAAGGAGTAATCCCTTAGCCCAGGTAGGAACTCTACCCATCTGCTGACATACCACATCGAGGGACATATGAGGATCTGCCTCAATAATAACTTCATCGTGTACATGAGCCACTATATGGCAGGTACTTAGTGTCTTCATGGTATGCATCAAAATATCACGGGATATTGCTTGGACGATATTCTCCACAAACTTAGGCCCATAGCTTTCAAGGCGTTCCCATTTTTTTGTAGCACCAACCCCTTCGTAGGTGACAGATTCACCACCGAAGATATTTTCACCAATACGAGGTTTTATATAGGCAAGCTGCCTACCAGAAGGAAGAACAATAAAGAGCATTCCACTCCTGTAATGAAACTTGATATTTTGTATTTCTTGAGACTGCTTTTCCTTGATACACTTCTTAGCTGCTCTATCCACATCCCACCAGAATTTTACGATGTACGGATTGGCCTGCCTCCAGGCATTAACCAGGGGTTTTAATTCTTCCTCCTCAAGGCCCATCTCCAGCGCACCCATAGCCTTTAAAGCTCCCACTGATCCACCATAACCTAGAGCCAGTTCTGCGATCTTACCTTTCTGCCTTAATTGACCGTTCACGCCATGCTTTTCTACAGGGACATTAAACATCTGTGATGCGGATGCACAGTAAATATCACCACCATTTGCGAACACTTCATTTCTCCATTCTTCACCTGCAAGCCATGACAGCACACGAGCCTCAATGGCAGAGAAATCGGCAACAATAAACTTACATCCTTTCTTTGGCACAAAAGCTGTCCGAATAAGCTGTGAAAGAGTATCAGGTATATCTTCATAAAGCATTTCGAGAACTTCAGAATCACCACTTTTTACGATACCTCGTGCCTCTTTTAAATCCAGCATATGGTTTTGTGGTAGATTCTGCAGCTGCACTATTTTTGAGCTGAAGCGTCCTGTCCGATTGGCGCCCAGAAAAGTAAACATGCCACGAATCCTGCCATCACTGCAGACTGCATTTTCCATTGCAGAATATTTCTTAACAGATGACTTTGCCAGTTGCTGACGGAGTTTAAGCACCTCAGCTAGATGCTCTGGTGCGTCCTTCAATAGTTCTGCCACAGCCTTTTTACCAAGGGTATCTGTTTCCACTCCATTTTCAGAGAGCCACCCTTTCATCTGTTGCAGTGAGTTTGGGTTATCAAGTTCTGTTACTTTCTGCATCTGATCGATCAGCTTGGTGCGTGACACCTCATCCATAGTAATGGCCTGTTTTACAAAATCCATATCTACCTTTATGCCGCGATCATTGATTCTCTCACTCAAATGGTATTCATCCCATATGAATTCTGGCACAGGAAATTTAATCAATTTCTGCTCAATCTCCATCTCTGCCTCGACATCACGTATGTTATAGGATTTGAATCTCTCCCATTTGTCTGGATCGTCAGATGGTAAATTTCTTATGCGGTTTCTATTTGTCTTAGTCGGGCTACAAGGACCACAAAAGAATCGAATCAGATCTTTACCTTCCGTCATTTTTTGCTTCCCAAGGCCAAGAACTGCGCCCACACCTACTAATGATAACGGCAGCCCCATATATGCTGCCCATGTCATTGTGCACCTCCATGATTCAGGAGAAATATACTTGCCCACTGGGTATCCTAGAAAGCGCGAGAAGCATATCCGCTCAAAGGAAGCATTATGAGCATATTTTATAACTTTATTATCTTCTAATGCAGAAATTATCAATGGTGGTATCTTTTCACCGCGGGCTAGATCGATTATTTTAACCTCACTTCCATCTGTGGAATAGGCAAAGAGCAGTATTTCAAAATCATCTGCTTGAACATAACGATACACACCACACTTTGCTAAATTGACGCTACTATAAGTTTCAATATCACAATGTAATGTTTTTATTTCAGCCATGCATATCTATCTCCATTCTTTATTTTGCTTATAGCCTGATGACCCACACCATACATCTCTCCAAGCCGAGTGCAGGTAAACCCACAGAATAAGCCAAATCGTATTCCTGCAACATCATCCGTGGTAAGTTTCTTCCATGCCTTGCCTTGGCGATAAACATCATAAACATTTTCAGTTTGCGTATCATATCGAAGGTTCACTAGGCGATTATCTTTGGGATCCCCATTTGCATGAAGCACATACATACCATCTCTTTCGCCTACAAAAGTAGCCATAACCAAATGATGAACCGCAAAGGTTTGCCTTGGATCATTTAGGATAACCATTAGATAATTACCTCGATTTCCGGGTCGAAGTATTCTTTCCTTTAATAAATAATCAAACTCGCCATTCTGATTGCTACTATGAATTACACGTTCAAGACTCTTAATTCTGCCCTCACTGCTTGCCTGGTACTTCCCCTCATATCCGGGTATGTCTTTCCATATCTCATCCATTCAATGCACCTCCTTGTAAAAAAATAAGTGGCAGAGGAAGTACCTCCACCACCATCAATCGATCCTTTCTTTTAGGCAAGGAAGTCATCATCTGCAAGCGTTGAAAAATCATCTGCCGCAGACGTCTTTCCACCAAGAGGTTCTCCATCCTTAATTTTTTGAATATTACCCAAACCACAAGCAACACCCTTATTACCGTTTGAGTTGAAAGCATAGAAATTGAGTGAAACTCTACCATAGCAACCGCTGTACACTTCGCTGCGATCCATAATAGGTTTAACACTTTTATCTACAATCTGTGGAGCAGTTTTGCTATTGGCATTGATAAAATAATGCCCCTTATAAGCCTCATCATCACGCTCTACATCTCCGTCACGCAGTGGCAGTTTAATTGCCGCTTTGTTCGGTTTCTTTCCACCAAATTTAGCGATGCCTTCCTCAATGGCTGCATCCACTGCAGCATTTATAGCATTAATGGTTTCTGTATCGTCTTTGGGAATAAGCACAGATACGCTGTATTTTTCTGCGCCACCGTTGATGGATACTGGCTCCCATCCGTGAAAGTAAGAAAGCCTTGTGTTAACACCTGTAATAACTTTAGTTCTGTTTTCGATTTTACTCATAATATTAACCCTCCATAATTTCGTTAAATTCGTTTTTTGCATCAGCTACGTTCATCGCCGGTCTTTTATCCGAGTTAGGGACAAGAGTCGGCTTGCCCGGTGGTTTATAAATGAGGTTTCCTAGAATTTCCTCAAATTTGGTTTTGCCCATCAGTTTTTGCATCTCTGTCAAAGGAATAAGGCTCTTACGGTAAATATCTTTATATCCACTCTCTACAGCTTTTTGTGCTACAGCATCTTCATCTTTGTACTTACGAACAGAGCGACCTTCCACAACTTTAAAACCACTCCACTCTTTACCGTGGTTAACTGCTGCATCTGTGGCATAAGCAGTTATTTCACCCGCCCACTTTGTGAGATCGGGAAGAATGGTTAGAATTTCCTCAATCTCACTATCTGTAAGCAGTGGTGGCATCTTAAACTCCTTCTGGGCCAGTTTCAGATTTTCATCAGCTCTAGCACGACATCTGCTGGATGCTCTGCAGAAAGTACACCACGAGCCAGGCATATATTCACCTTCACCTTGATAGGCTTTTGCGGCTTTTGGTTTTAGTTCCTCTTCTGCCCAAGCTTTAAGTTCTTCTACCGGAACAGTCCATGTGCTGACATTTTCTCTTCGTGGTTGAAAAATTGTCATTGATATTTCTTTGATGTCGTATAGGCTGTCATAAATCTCTAAAGCGCCTAATGCATACAGTTTCATCTGTGGATTGTCCTCTGCATCCACTAGCACGCCCATACCATATTTGAAATCTACGATGTGAAGTCTATCATCTGAGATGATCACACAATCTCCTGTCCCAAAACCATCTGGAACATAACAAGAGAAATCAAGACGTTGTTCAATAAGAACGATAGGATCTGTACAGGACTTTCTTGCAAGTTCTACCTGCTCCATGATGAAGTCAACGTAGGCATCCGTGCATTCTTCCATTTCATCTGAATCATACTCTGATGTAGGCCTCTTACTTCTGATTCGAAGTGCCTTTTTTAGCTTGTGTTCAGAGAGGGCATGTGCTGCCGTACCTTCTTTTGCTGCTTCTCCATTTGTGTTTTCAAACTCAAGTTCAAGCCTTGCAGACGGTAAACAATGAAGCCATCTGTGAGATGAAGATGCAGATAATATTGCATGATTACCCATTCCCAAGAACCTCCGCATCTTTCAAGATGTCAGCATAATAAGCCTTATCAACAGCACTTAACTTGTCAGCACCATACTTCCCAATGATGCCCCGCACTTCAGCGGTAAAGCCAAGCTGACTTTTTTCGGCAAGTACCATTCTCACTTTTTCCAGCGAAATATCCGGCTCCTTTGCTTTTTCTGTCTTTGTGGTAGGTGTTTCTTTTGGAGCAGAATCGCTATCTGCCATTGCATCACAAACCGCTTGTATGCTATCAGCAAGACTTCGCATATCATTTACCACATCAAGCAGTAACTTTATTTTGCTCAATGTCATTTCCTCCTTTCGTCATCTCACAGATAGAGAGTTCCTCGATGCTGTCTCCGGGGATTACAATCGTTACACGCTGTTTTCCCCCAAGAAGGAATCGAAGGATGCGCTCCCTCACGGAAAAGTTACGGCAAGTAACAATCCCGCCTGTCTGTGGTTTCTTTGAAACACTAATTTTTAGATTGTGCTTCATATCCATCACCTCTTTCTGAAGGGCGCTTTTATTTGTTGCCCTCTACCTGGTAGCCTCAGGAGATACATAAATCTGACGGTTTAATAAAAAAATGCCCAAGGAAGTTTTAAACCTCCAAGGGCATCATGCTTAGTTAGGGATTTTCAGTTTTTGACCGGTATAAATAATCGTTGACTTTAAATTGTTCAGTTTAACAATCTCTGTGTATCTTGTGCCGCTACCGAGTAGCTTGGCTGCAATTGCCCAGAGAGAATCACCTTTAACTACCGTATACTCTTTGTAAGTTGGTGAAGAGGTGCTACCGGTGGGATATACAATCATCCCATCGTTGTTGAAAACATAATAACCTGGGTTCTTATCAACCTGTGCCTTTGCATTGGAAAGGATACGATATGCACCAAGCTGTGATTTCGCATCTGCCCAAGTCTTTCTAACACGGTAATAGCCTGTAGTCAGCTTTTCAGGATAGGTTGTATTTTCAGAGCCCCCAGCAGGTGGTTCATCTGCTGAAAGTAACTTTTTAACCTCTGTTCTAAAAGTGTCCATGCTCTTACCATATCTTGAAAACCAATGTCTTGGATCAGCATGATTGGATGCAATCCCTCGTTGATACCCCTCATAGTGGCCGATAATCGTACCGGCAGCCATCGGGTCGAGTTTATACTCCTTACAAAGGTATGCACATAGCTCCACCGCTTCTTTATAGACCGCATTAAAATACGAGGCATCGGTCAACCCGTCCTCGCAGATTTCAAAGCCAATATGTGTGTTATTTGCATCGCCTCCAGCATGCCAACCTCTATGATTCCATGGTAGGGTTTGATAAGTGGCAATGGAGCCATCTTTAAGTTTCCCTATAAAGGCATGGACACAAACCTGTCTTCCATCTGGTCTGTCTTGATTCCAATGATTATTATATTGATTTACTCCTAACAGACCATCATCCGGTCCAACATATCTGCGTAAATTTGGATTGTTCGCTCCGGTGCTATGAACCATGATGCCTTTTGGTGTAATCTTTCTGCCTGCCTTGTAGCAAGCATTTTCTGTAAAAATAAGCTTTCTAAGATTCATTGTTCTTTTCCTCCTTTGTTATGCAGCTGAGCAAGAATATCTTTTAGATTTTCTGGTATCGGTAATCCTAAGCGCCCTGCATTTTCCAACATGGAAACCCCTTCATTGGAGCAATAGAAAAAGATGATGGCGGTTCGGAGCATGCTACCGTCTCCTATAAGGTTCGTGTCGATAATATGACCGATTCCAACCATTACAAAAATAAGCACCTTCTTAAAAATGCCTCGAAAACCGACTTCGCTGGATAGCTTTTTGTAGGCAATGGCGCACATGACACCAGTGATATAATCAGCCACCATCAATGTAACTAATGCATATAAAAAGCCATCAAAGCCTCCCAAGAACCATCCTAAGAATCCCCCTAATGCAGTTAGTGCCACTTGTACCCAGTTCCAAATTTCCTTCATGACTTTTACCTCCTTCATGATTTTGAATATATAAAAAGAGTGCCTGCATTTCCGCAAACACCCTTGGATCGTTATACTTGTTTCATTTATATTTGTTTAGGCAGCGCCTCCCATAATCTCATGTCTTCCTGTCCTAAAGACCATATAGCAATTCCTCTAAGCTTCCATCGATATGCCGCTTCATTTGCCCAATAAACAAGGCTGTCTACGTCCTGGTAATAAAGAATTGAAAAACCATCAGCATCTCCAAGAAATAGGCGAGAAATCCAAACATTGATATCTTTAGGCACGACTTTTACTGGATAATCATTTCCGCAAACAAGTGGCAAAACTCCTGAGTGAAAGAAATCATAATCCATGGAGATGTCTTGGCTTCTTGTTGAAGACTCCTCCACATCACTATTTACAGCGAATACCTGGAACTCACTATCCCAAGTCACTCCGGTCCTTGAAAGCCTTCCATACTCTACGGTCGTTCCTCCTGGAAATATCAAATCAAACCTTTCATAAGGTTCATAGACCCAAGCATCTCCCAACCTTAATAGTTCACAAAGAATGCGACCATCAGAACGAACCCCTGCATAACCTCCTGAAAACCCATTAAGGGTTGCAGTAAATCGAAGAGTATTACTTGCCCCTGAATAGACCCTTACCGAGTTACCTCTAATCCTCATTTCAACGGTGTACATTCTCGGATTGGAACGAAGATTTGCCTCTGTTGTTTTTATAATCTCAGTGGCAGTACTACCTAGTAGGGAAGAACCCTTATAAAGCTCGATGCGTTGCGTATTGAAATTAAGACAGCAAAATACATCCCCGCAAAATACCCCCGCTCGGCCATTTCCTTCCGGTGTAAATGCTATTCTTGCTCGTAAATGAACATCTGAAAAACCTGTGTAATTCCATGCCAACTCTCCTGATCCATCAAGCTGTGAGTAGGGACGACTAGTTGTTTGATTAGGATTTCTCCACACCTGCCACTGACCACTTAAAGCTGTCCAATAACTAGATGGTAAGGGGTTGTCATCCCTAAAGTCTTCATACCAAACTAGTGCAGAGTCTGCTTTTCGACGTAGCACCTCTGTGGTTAGCTTAAATCCTCGATCCGGTTCAGCCATCACTCCGTTAACATCTTTAAACATTCGTGGTGATAACATAAATTCTGCCTCTCCTGCAGAAGGACTCTCAGAGAAATTAGAGCATACACGAAATCCATAAAACTGCACACCTGGTACTAGCGCACTGACGCTGATTGTGTGCGTGCCGGCTGAAAGATATACACCCGAAGACAAGGAAAGCCAGCAAGTTGTGCGCCAATATGGCCACCATAGTCTATTCTCACTAAAAGTAGAACTTACACCATCCAAAGCAACATGAATACCATTCTTATCCCAAAAGGGGAAAGAGATACGGACTGCAACATCATAAACACCGGCAGTAGCTATTTCAAATTCATATTCTGCTTCGCCTTCTTCTCCAAGGGTTACCATTTGAGTAGAAACGGACACGTTCCCAGTATGGCTATCTGGACTTCCTCCAGTCCGGTCTACATAGATTGTGCCAAACTCAGTTCTTTGCTGTTTACTATAAGCTGTCAAATATCTGCGCCTGTTATAGGTTTCTCCAATTAACGGATACGTTCTTGAAACCGCATCCCACCCTTCCATGTAGTCATACACCTGCGGTAAAGCCCAAGGAACCTTATCGTAATCATCCCAATACGCAATGATAGGAATACGAGGTTGGGGAGGAGCATCATTTGTGAAGTTATAGACTCCAGTCATCCAGTTTTGGGCTGCATAATAGGTGTTGGAAATTCCTCGGTAGGTAATGCCTAGATTCGCAGGAGAATCGTGTATCCTCCAGTTCCAACCATAAGCAGGCAGTCCAAAGAACACTTTTTCAGGAGTCATAACACGAGCTGCATAATCATAGGTCCCTTCCAGCCAATTTCTAGGGGATACAGGCCCTGGCGCAGAACCCGCCCAAGCCATGCCATAACTCATGATTGCTGCTGTATCGCAGTAGGGATCTAAATCTTCATAAACACACCAGTTTTCACCACCAACGGAGCCTTGTACCCCTGTCATGCCGGGTAAGCAAATATTCACGAGTTTAGATGGATTGTATGCTTTAACCGTATTATAGATATCTTGAAAGAGAGCATTGGCCGCATCCTTATTTTCATAGCCACCACCACGCTCTAAGTCTATATCCACTCCAGCGCACCAAGGGTATTTATTCATAATACGAATAATCTCAGTAAGGAATTTATCCTTCGCACCATTAGTATTATTTCTAAGGGCTGTAAAAATGGATGCTGTACCATGATTCATGATTGTAAGCAGCCACTTGATATGTGGCCATCGGTTGATGTAAGTAAGCATGCTGGAGATGCTTGTACCTGTTTCTGTTATTGTTCCGGTAATATCTACTTCAAAGGTAAAAATCCCTACGGTATCCAAGCGATCACCATAATCACGTAAGGCTTGGTACATACGAGCATTGCCCATGAAACTCCAAACCATGCACCGCTTTCCTTTTAAATAATCTCTCATGGGCGTTCACTTCCTTCCTGCATTTCTTGAAACTCGAATAATACCCTGGCAGATTTTCTATCTTCTAACTTCACCACATGCTTACTATCACTAGCTGCGGTGTATTGAAAAAAGCCCTCTTTTTCAGAAGGGCTCCCATTTTTCAAACACTGCCTGGTAGAGGCTAAAAGAGAAAGTGTGTCTCCTGGGTTTATGGAATCTTTAAACTTAACCTTATGTGCTCCAGCTCCTTGAGATAACTCAATACCTCCTGCTTGCATACCCTGTATCGGGTAAATGTGACAATCAAGACCAGCTGAGGTTTTACCGAGATTAAAGAGAATGATTGTTTCACTACTACGAACCACTCCGTTATAAAAACGAACAGGCACAATGCTATTATTCTGCCTAAATTTCTGGAGCATGGTTTCTGTATTGATTGTGTAACCCGTCAAGCGGTCTCCTTCTTGCGCTTGAATGTCGGTAAAATAAACCGTACCAGTGCAGTCTTCTAAAAGTAGTTCCACCGTTATGCTAACAACACGCTTTTCTTCTTTGCAATGAATGGTCTCTGCAAATCTAGTAAAAGAAACTGACAATATCACCACCTACCCATCTAGTGTCCATTTAATTTCTGATACATGGGGAGTCCAGCCTGTAGCAATAGAGCCTCCTTGCAAAAGCATATCAGTAAAGAATACTGCGCCTGTGCAATCAGAAACATATATACGAATGGTTAGAGCCTTTATCTTGCTAAACCCTCGCGGTGAGATAACATGAGCTGTATGGAAAAAATAAGCCATAGCACCACTCCTTCCTAAAAGAGATCAATAAACCTTGTTTCGGTTGTACCATCCTCGTATTCAATCATAACTTCAATGCCGACTTGCCCATTAGGGCCTTTTTGAAGATTCTCTGATGCAATCTGAGCTGAGAATGTGTAACTCCTCCTACTTGCTGGATAGATAGTTTGGGATAGACTTTTTGTCATGCCTAAAACCCCATCAGCTTTAAAGGAAGCATCTCCTGAGACACCATTGTTTGGATCAACATCAAACCCTGAATTGAGCCAGTAGGTGATCCCGTCATCGGCTCTTGAATTTCTCAGATGGTTAAAGGGAACTAAATCTTTTACTTCCTGCCTGTCAAGGACATCGGCTGAGGATAAAATATCGGCAGCTTTATCCCACCCAGCAGATGCATCCCCTAATTCTCTTAAGGTGGTGGATAGCTCCAGTACTGTTTTCCATGGCTCTTGTAGATTGTACTGCCTGCGCACCACACGAGTTTTTACTGACAAATTTAAGTCTTTATCATCCACGGTAACGATATCACCTAAATTCCAAGCTTCATGTTCATATCCCGTCAGCACAGATAAATCCATAGCTGAAAGAACATAGGAAATTCTAGGCCTTGAATACTGTGCTAATCGCATATTAGCAAACTCGAGCATCTGATAAGGATTGCTAAAGGATGAGGCATCAAGGGTTGCCACTCTTACTTCTGATGAGTAACTGTAGTCCTCCACATATTCTTTATTTCCATTAATAGAGGCAAATGTCATCCCATCTTTTCCATATGCATAAAGTCGAGTGATTAAGCTTCTTGTATCTACTACCCTTTGTATGCTTTTCATGTTTTTTCTATAGCAAAACAAGGCTCCACTGTCTGTACCACCAAATGTCAAAAGATGCACCAACCTATTGGCACTATCAAATATTAAATCTCCACCATGAATGTTCTGTGTGGCTCGAAGAATTGATAGCGCGTTTTTCTCCGTAGATTGCCATGTTCTCCTTGTACTTACCGTTACGTTCCCTAAAGCCCACCCTGTACCAAGCAAGGCATAATGTATAGGAGCCTCTGGTGTTTCAGCGACAAAATCCATCGGCTCTTTTGCCGCGCTGAATGAAAGATCATAAAAGGCAGCTTCCGCATACACTTGTGTAATCACTCGTCCATCAGAAGTTTTCTCATCTGTCGTGGTTCGAATTCGGTACACATCATTTACAATCTGCACCTGTTTCTCATTATCTAGGGACTCTCGCTTGGAATCATGAAATGGCAACTTAAACTCCAAGATATCGGCGCCATTTACCTCACTGGTTACAATGATGTCAAAGGCATTTTCTAACACCGCTTCCCACGCACCGTTGGTATCCAAAACAACGGGTCTTGCAAATCCGAGCCTCTCATAAGGTGGTTTCGGAATATCATGAAGCTGTATTTCTATAAGCTTAGGTGTTCTTGTTGTATCTTGAGTGGTCAAAGTAATTCGATAACGAATATAAGCTCTATTCGGTGACTGAAGTTCTCCACTGGGTCCCACTGACTGCCACTGTGTCCAACTGACTAAATCATCAGAGGTGGAGGTTTCAACAAGGGAGATGGCAGTTACCCCTGCTGTGTATTCGCTGGTAACTGATACTCTTCCTGTTCCTGCAAGACTACAAGCAACTGCGGTTGTATAAAGCTGACCATTTTGAGCATAAACACCACTTGTTGCCTTCAGCATAACAGTACCCGGTTCCGTTAGGGCATCTACATCAGAGGCACTGTCACCACCGTTTGCCAAGATAGAAGATTTGAAGTAGGAAATAAGCTCCTCCATGGTAAGTGTAGAATTCTTTTCATAAAACCAATCATCAAATCCGCCCGCGTAATAATAAGTATCAGCGAGCATTCCCATGACAATATTAGCTACACAGTTTTGATTCAAATCTCCCGTAAAAGTTCTAAGGGGCGATTGCCAAATAGCACCATCACTTCGGTCACAGACCAAATTTTGTACTCTTTTGCTATTTACTTCAATAATGGACGCTATGAAATACCAACCATTATTCCTAAGGGTAATACTTGGTGTTTCCGTTTGATCATAAATCAGCGAACCCGATGCATTGTAAAGCATTAATCTTAATCTGCCTTGGTATAAGGAAACATAGAAAATCGGCTGTCCTGGTCCATGTCTGGTATTAAAAATGGGAATGAAATTTTGACCAATGGAATAAGTTGTCGGGTTAATCCATCCACCCACTACGATTTTTTCTCCTAAATCACTAAAAAAGCTACCGTCATTGGTAGCCACTAAATGGGTTCTTTCACTTGTAGGATTGATAATGTTTTGCCTGAAAAATCTCCCAAGTCTACCTAAAACCAAACTAGCTGAAGTTCCGGACCATCCGGATACAAAGAAGTTTCTGTTATTGCCTGACGCATCTAAAAGCATGGTGTTTCCATCTGGCACTGATTCATTAAATCGCCAAAGTCCAACGGTCTGATCACTTACTGGAAACTCGCCTGTGAAATCTGTTTGCACTGTTAAAATCGACTTAATGGCCACCTGATCACCTCCATCTGCTCTTAGCCAGAATCCTTAATTCAGAAAATGTTGCTCCCGCCACAGTGATTGCTATTTCATTATCTCCCTTATGAAGAACAGGAAAATTCAGCTCATCCAAGCCTGGTAAACCATTTCTCAATGTGTTTCCGTTTGTATCCGTTATTTTAGCTGTCACTAGTCCACTGTCAATGACAAGAACTTCATCTGCTGTCAAAGCTCCAACAACTCGTAATTCTTCACCATTTGTTGTAATCGAGATATAGGTAGAGGATGAACTGTTAATTGTCCCCTTAAGTTGATAGACGGGTTCTGAGTCAGCATTTCCGGTTAATCTTTCAATCTCATGGTTGCCTTCACTGGAAATTGTAAATTGCTCATCTGTCAGAGCATAAGCATGAGGATCTGGGCATATAAACTTAAGATCAAATGCCCCTGCCGTTCTAAGTAGCCTCTCACAATCCACCTGCTCAGTAAGACGGGCATAAAAGTAACGATCTGGAATATCATCCAATACAAGTTGCTTCAAACCATTCATGGGGTTTAGCCATTCAGCTAACCCATCCAATACATTTACCAGCTCAGCAAAACTTTTTTGTGGGTATACATTACAATTAACGATGATGATTCGCTCTGAGCTATCACAACCAAAATCAGCAACACCTGCTTTCCCCGGCACCATTTCATAGGAGTTTCTAAGGGCGGGCGATGCCTGCCAGCTTGTGAGTCTTGCTTTTATCTTCATGTCCTTTGAACTAATGCCGTTATAAATAAATCCCATACATCGTCCTCCTTTACGTTGTTATAAAGCGCCCCTGTGCTCGAGAACCGGTCTGCATTAAATTGTAAAGTTCTTGTGATATCTTTCGAATATCATCTTCACTGCGTACAATCATCTGCTGAATGGTAATTAAAGAGCCACCAAGCATTCCATATCCGCCACCTGCACCACCATTTACATTTACATCGGAGTCTAAATTAAAATCTGTGGGGATGACCTTTTGCATATCTTCACTAACATCATCCATGGCCTTCTCAAATCCTACACCGATACCTTCACCCATGTTTTCACCAATACCAGCGAAAACTTGAGATGGAGATCGGATGCCTAAAAGTCCCTTAACTCCTTTGACAATTCCACCAACCATATCACTGACTTTGTTTTTAAGCCAAGTCACCATGGAGGCAATACCGTCCCAGAGCCCTCTGGCGATGTTTTTACCCACATCAATAATGGCCGGTATGGCTTTTCCTAAACCAGTCACTAATGCTGTAATAATCTGAGGAATTTGTGCCACTAACTGAGGAATAGCCCGAATCAATCCTGCCGCAAGCTGAATAGTAAGCTGAACACCCATCTCAATAATCTTAGGTAGATTTGTGGTGATAAAAGTAATAATGCTACTTATAATTTGTGGTAAAGCCTGAATTAAGGTAGGCAGTGCATTTAAGATACCTTGTGCCAAACCACTGATAATTTGAAAAGCCGCTTCTAGGACCAAATCCAGATTATTAATCAATGTTTCTACAATCAAAATCACGGCTTCTACGATGGACGGAATCAGTTCCGGCAGTGCTTCACCAATGCCAGTGGCAAGGGTAACAATCATCACAAGTGCCGCTTCAACAAGGGCAGGGAGATTGGCAATGATTCCATCCACTAACGTTAGTACCAACTGAAGCGCCCCTTGAGTTATTTGAGGCAATGCCTCAATAAGACCGCCCACTATGGTCATAATAATATTTGTCGCTGCATCAATCAGTGTTGGTAAATTATCCAAAATACCGTTAACAAGAGCAATGACTAGCTCAGGAGCAACTTCTGCAATGGCAGCTATCAGTCCAGTGACCACATCTAAGATTTGGGGAAGAATTACTGCTATCTGCTCTACTGTTTCTTTGGCTCCTTCTTTTAACTGTTCCGCTGCACCTTCTTGTCCTGTGATTAGACCTGTAAGACCATCAAGGATCATGGTAAAGCCGGGGAGGAGTTGGGAAGTGATATTGTTTTTCACACCGGTAAAAGAACGGGTAAGATTATCCATGGCATCGGTATACTCGACTGCAGCATCGATGGATTTATCACTCATCACCAGCCCTAGCTCACTAGCTTTGTTCTTTAAGTCTTCTGTGCTTTCTGCAGTTTGGTTTAAAAGAGCTGCTAGTTCCACGGATGAGTTTCCAAGGAGATCATTGGCAATGGCCGCTTTTTCGCCTTCATCAGCAATACCCTGCAGTCCTCTCACCGTCATCTCAAAGATTTCTTCTCTTGATTTCCCTTGGAGATCTTCCATCGAAATTCCTAATCGCCTGAATTTATCAGTGGCAGAAGTACTACTATTGATGGCATCATCAACCGTGTTATTTAGTTTTTTCATGCCATTTTCTAAAGTAGATATGCTTGCACCATTTTGCGAAAGCACATAGTCCCACTCTTGATAGCCTTTTCTGGAAAGTCCAATACGTTGACTTGCTTTATCAATCTCATCTCCAGCTGCGGCAGCATCATTAGCCATGTCATAAAGCTTTTTACCTGCGGCAACTGCGGCAGTTCCAATGGCAGCCATAGCCGCTCCGATTGCCACACCGATTCCTTTGACAATACTGCCTAGTTTCTCAAATTTTCCTCCCGCATCATCTGCAACGTTGGCACTCTTTTTTATCTCATCACCAAAATCATCCGCTTCATTTCCTGCTTCATCAAAACCTTCACTGGCTTCATTTAGTGCTTTGTTATTTTCATCAAGCTCCCGTTCCATCTTATTTAAATCAGCGTTGGCATTATTAAGCTGGATTTGCCAAGCCTGTGTTCTTTTATCATTTTCACCAAAGGATTCAGCGGCATTTTTAAGGGCAGCTTCCAAAGTACCGATTTTATTCTTTTGTGCATCTATTTCCTTATTTAAAACTTCATTTCTTGCCGTTAAGGCCTGGACAGATTTATCCTGCTTATCAAACTGTGAGGATACCAGTTTCATCTCAGATCCCAGAACCTTAAATGTCTGATTGATGTCACGAAGTGCACTTTTAAATTCCTTCTCGCCCTCAACACCAATTTTGAGCCCAAAGTTATCTGCCAAAATCACCGCCTCCTTCCTAAAACGGGCATAAAAAATACCCGGATCTCTCCGAGTATAAAAAAAGCACCTATTTTTTAGGTGCTAAAACTTATCACAATCGTTTGCTATATAATAAACAAGTAAGCGATACAGCTTTTCCTTGTAGCTCCATTTTAATTTCTTTTTCTTCTGACCTTTCAAATCCTTTGTGTTCGTAAAATTGGTAAGTACAATTATCATCTGTGTATAAATAAATCAGTTTACCTTTTTCTCGTCTGCTTAATTCTTCAAGCAGTTTTGTTCCGATTCCCTTACCGTGTATGGTAGGATCTGCTGCAAGAAAGCAAATCTCCCCATCAGGAATAGCTCTATTTAAATATTTTTGATACATCGCCTTGTTTGCTTCGTCATATATATCTGCTCCTCCTTTAACAACAACCGCCATAATTGCTTTGAACATTTTCACATAGAGTTTTCTCCAAAAAGAGGAATACTGCTTCGGTTCATTTTTCATATCAGCCATTAGAATACCCACAAGCTGATCTCCTATATATGCCGCAACTACCTGTGATGCACGTTCCAATTCCAAATACAGAAAATATCTGCCGTATAAACGAAGTGCTAGTGGGTTATCAACATATCTGTTAAAATTCATTCCTTTGATAGCAAAGTCGATAACTTTACCAAAATCTTTTCTCTGTAATTGCTTGATTTTCACTTCCATGCTTCACACCTCACTATCACTTATTTCTGCAATTTCATCTTTGATAATACCACTAAGCTTTTCTGCTGTTTCAATAAGAAATAAACAGGTATCTTCTCCCAATGAGGAAAGCACCTTTTTCTCAAATCGTTCGGTTTCTTCGAAAATCTTAGAAAAAAAGCCTCTTCCTTCTTCAGTAAAAATAACAAATTTTTCTTTCTTGTTACTCCCAGCTACGAGGGTGACGTATTGTTGTTTAATAAAATCAGATAAAATGCTATGAACAGTAGACTTCGGAAGATGTAACGTGTCACATATCTGTTTTTGCGTAATGTTTTTAGATTCCTCTAACAAATACAGCATCATTAAAGAGTTAAAAGTCAACCCATGGTTTTTTGCAATCTTCGCATAAGCTGAATCAATATTATTGAGCGACTTATTTAATCGCGACATAGTCTCTTTATAATTCATTTGATAACCTCCTCGATTTTAGTGCGAAATCGTACTATATTTAGTATAGTACGATTTCGCACCATTGTCAAGGATGTTCTAGTCAAATTCCATAGGGAATAACATCATCTATGGAAATCTCCCTTTTTTGCTTGCTCAGTCCAAGGAACTGTTTGTGACATTCCCATAAATCCATCAAAAGCCCAAGAGGTGTTAGCCATGTTTCCTCTTCAGTACGATTTAAATGGACTGTTCCGTAATATAAAAGCCGGGTAAAGAGCTCCTCCTCATTTACCCGGTTTGTGCGTTTTTTGAGTCATCTTCCGATGCAATATTTCGTTTCGTCCCTTTAAACATCGCTTCCATCAGTGCGTTTTTATATGTGGCAAGCTCCAAAGGTGAAGTAAGAAGTTCAATCTCTTCTTGAGTGAGAAGACTCTTCTTATCATTCGGATTTCGTAGGTTATAAATAAGCAAACTTTGATTGGCCATTAATGTAATCAGCCAGACAATCTCATCCAGTGCCATCTCGAAGTTTTCTGATTTCATGAGCTTTTCACCCAGGTTTTCAAGCCCACCATATCTTCCTGCAATTTCTTTTGTTGCCCTAGTCGTTAAAATAAGTTCATACTCCTGACCACTGATAGTAATCTTTGCGCTGCGTTCGTTATCCATGGAACATCCTCCTATTCTTCAGTGCCACCAGAGGCGGCAAATGTAGGTTCATATACTTCGTTGTACCATTCGGTAATAATTGATTGTGTGACTCCTTCATCACCCTCGTTAACTTCTGCTTTCCAAGGATGTCTGCCCTGACCATCCAATTTGTTCCTGCGTAGCACTGTCCCTTCAATGGTTGGAGTTGAAAAGGTAATGCTATCGCCTTTAGTAGCCAGATTAGTTGCTGGGATACCAAACTTGACACGATACAGCCAAAAATAACGATACTTTCCGTTTGCTTTTTTAGCCCTAAAGCCTACCGCAACAGGGTCACCGCCGTCTTCACTGGTTGAAATGAGCACATGATTGTCATCAATGGTTGCTCCTGTAAGATCTCCTGCGGCAGTCACTCCAATATCATCAATACCAAGTGCTAATGTGCCACTTCTGAACTCTTTAATAATTTCAGCTGCACCATCATCGGCATAAAGCGTTGCCTCAGCAAGCTCTACCGACAGTTCTGCACTGATGGCTTTTGCCAAGGGCACCGGGGTTTCATAGGTTTCATCACCGCTTGCATCCTCGGTGATTTTTGCATAATAAAGTCTATCAAGACCAATTGTAGCCATGTTTTATTCCTCCATTTCTAATTTAAATTCATAGGGTTTTGCCACATCAATGGCATAGTGGTGATAGCCGGTATCATCTTCATGGCCGATATACCTGCGGTCTGTTATTGTAAAATCCGCACCCAAAAGAGTGCGGACTAAATTATTTTTAATGCCTATATAGTTACCTTTTACAAATAGGGAAAGTCTAACTTCCTGCACTTCATATTCAGGCTTGTTATCAGCATGAACCTCAAACAAATCGACAAGAGGTGTGATTACAAGATAAACATCAGGAGGCACACCAGAAAAAACACCTGTCTCTACTGGAATGCTACACATATCTGCTATGAGATTTAATTCTTTTAAGATGCTCATATTTTATCCACCTCTTTATCAAATCGCTGTTTCATTGCTTCTATACAGGCTTTTCTTGAAGTTCTTCTTGCAGGCTTTAAAAATGGTTTTGGTGGTTGACCGGATTTCCCATACTCTATGATATTGGCTATCTTGGCATTGCTTTCACCATTTCTTCTTGGTTCTTTAAAACCCACTTTTACATTGAAATTACCGTTTCGATCAAGCTTAGCAGGGGAGACACCAAGGGAATCGACTAGTTCACCTGTAGACCGGCTTTTTTCTTTTGTTCCACTTCCAATAGTCCCTTGTAAATTTGACTTTACTGTTTCTACAACTACTTCTCCTCCTGACTCCAGTACCTTCGGTATAATTTCATCTGTCTTATCACCCAGCTTTGAAAGTTTTAGAAGAAAATCGTCCGGCATTTTAACATCTGCTTTAGCCACTTGATGCCACCACCTTTTTCGCCAAAGCTTCAATATACATACCTTTTCCTTTTACATCCTCCACACTTGTGATTTCGTATCGTCCATCACTGCACGCAATGACCATCTTAGTAGACACCAGAATATCCGGTATCTTACGAAAGCAAAACAGTGCGGTGGCTTCAGAGAATGTTGCTCTATTGGCCCATTTTTCATTCCCGTGACGGTCTTCCTTATAGGCACGAACAGACGCAACAATGGTATCAGTGGGTTTACTAAAACCCTCACTGTCTTTTACTGTTTCAACAGAAATAATATCTATAAAGGTATTCATTTTTCCAAAGCTCATACGCTACACCTTCCAATCCCGATCAAGCCTGAGCAGTAAATTTACCGTATTCCAAACCTGCTGGCCCGCCTGCACATTGTCAGCAAAAAAGCCACCCGTACTGCCATCTCGACTTTCATAGAAGTGGGATGACAGCATGATAATGGCTTGCTCCGTAGTTGGCGGCATTGCATTTTTGCTATAATGACCTTCCGGAAGATGCTGGTAACTCTCGGCATAGGAGGTTGCAGTAGTGATGTATGTCTGAAGAAGTTCATCATCACGATCATGCTCAAGAATTAGATTTGCCTTTACCTTTTCAAACAGTGTCATCACCGTCACCTTCCTTTCTCTACGGAGTATCCTCTACCATTATTCCAGTGGCTTTTAACTTGGTTAAAAGGGCATTAAAGTCCGTTACCAAGTCCTCTACAGTAGCCGCAGTGCTTGCTGGTTGATTCTCAAGAACAGGGAGGCCGGTTACTTTGGCCCCCTCTTCTATGACAAGCTCACCACCGATTACGGTCTTTTCTCCACCTTGCTCTGTATAATTCTTCGTGTTATAACTCATCATTTGCACCTCCCATTAAGCCTTTTGCTGTAGGATTTTCACAGCCTCAGGAAGGATCAGTTTACCGTCTACACGTTGACTTGCAAGGAAACCAACTTGACCAGTGGTTGCAAATAGCTCATTTAAACGCTTGAAAGAACGTCCTTGTCTGTCCGCAATCCAGTAGTAGCCAAAGTCACCAAATGCGATGGTCTTTGCCCCAGCCTCAATAATTGGCGCATAGGCTGAAGTATATACTGGACGGTTTAGCAATGTATCTGGAGTACCCGCAGTCAGCGAAGGCTGCCATAGATATTGGCCCTGTCCGTCTTTTAGTTTACGGATTGCTTTCACCGTTGCATCATTCATTAAGAACACTGCATTTTTTCTGTATGGTGCTTTTAATGAGTAGACAAGATCGATAATCTCATCTGCTGTAATTGCTGTAGCCGATCCTGCAGTAATCCCAAGCTGTGCTCCACCCGTAGCATTGAAGATGCCTGTAGGTTTTCCGTCAGCATCTCCAACAAGAAATGCTTCTTCTTCCTTTGCTCCAATTCTTCTAGCAAACTCAGTGGAAATATAGCTTTCAAGATTAAATACACTATCGTTTAAGAGTTCATCCGAGACTTTAATCATCGTACCCAACTTATATGCACCAATGGAAGTCTGACCAAATACAGAATCACTCTCATCAAATTCCTCGCCTTCATCAAGCCAAGCCGCAGTACCTTTGGTCACTACAACAGGAATTTTTCTGTCACCGCTTGAAGTCTGAATAATCTTTGCCAGCTTACGGAACACATTTTCTTCCTCAAGGGTTTGAATTAGGGTACGTTCAAATTCATCTGGAACAAGATATCCACCCTCAGAATCAGTTCCTACAGAGAGGGAATTGAGTACATCATGTCTAGGATTTTTGCTTCGCATGACATTCCAGAATGCCTTCTTATAATCATCACTTGCTCTTCCAGTCTTTGTTTCCATCCCTGGAATATTTGGTTTTCCAGTAAGAGGCATATTCACAGGTTTGTTAAGTTCTGCTTCAAGTGCCTCTTGGCGTTCCAGTCTTGCGATTTCCTTACCAAGATTAACAATGTCCTCTTCCATTCTGTCGTAGGTTACCGCATCCTCCGCAGAAACAAGCCCGTCACTGCCACGTTTTGAATCAAGAAATGTCTTTGCCGCTTCCCATGCTTTTGCGCGTTTTTCACGCAGTTCAAGAATTTTACTCATTTTGATTTCCTCCTAATATTTTAATAAATTAAGCCGCTCATAAAGCGGCTCGGTTGATTGTTTGACAACTGGTTTCTTAAGCTTATCCATTAATGAATTGGTCACTGCTCTTCGGCTAAACACAAAACTATCTTGCACAGTACTTTCTCCAGTTCTAAACATGATGTCATCAGCAAAACCAAGCTCAATCGCTTTATTGGCATTAAGCCATGTTTCTGCATCCATCAGATGGGATAGCCTTGTTCGTGATAAACCGGTTTTCAGTTCGTAAGCATTGATGATACTTTCCTTTACTTCATCTAACATTTGCATTGCCTTTTGCATCTCCTCACTATCACCAATGGCTATGGTGAATGGATTATGGATCATCATGAGTGAGGTTGGTGACATCAAGACTTCTGTTCCTGCCATTGCAATGACCGATGCGGCTGAAGCTGCAATACCGTCAATCTTTACAGTGACATTGCCTTTGTAATCCATCAGCATGTTGTAAATCTGTGATGCTGCGATACAATCGCCACCGGGAGAGTTGATCCAAACAACAATGTCTCCTTCGCCACTCATAAGCTCTGCTTTAAAAGCTGCAGGAGTAACATCATCTTCAAACCAACTCTCCTCTGCAATTGCACCGTTAAGGTAGAGGGTTCGTGTTTGTGTATCTGAATCACGCACCCAGTTCCAAAACTTTTTCATTTGGCTATTTCCTCCAATCCTTCTTTATTTGCAAATATGCCCGCATCCGCAAGTTTGGTCATATTGCCGTTAATTAGGTATAAATCTCCTCCAAGCTCAGGTGGAATTCGGTCTAGGTTCTCAAGCTCCCTAATATCATTGGCGCTCATCCATCCGTTTTGTCTGGCGGTTGCATAGCCGCTCATTCGAGAAACATAATCTCCACGAAGTAAACCATCTACGTTAAACTTGGAAAAATACTGTTTCTTTTCATCTGATCTTAAAAGCGCTCTGCTTATGGCCTGTTCCCAGCGAATAACCCAAGGGTCCAAAGTGTATTTCACAAACTCCAGTGATTGCTGTTCAATATTAGAAAAACTCGACTTTTCCAAGTCCCCAACCATATGTGGAGGTACGCGGAAAATTCGAGCGATTTCATTGATTTGAAATTTCCTTGTTTCTAAAAACTGAGCTTGCTCCGGCGAGATACCAATTGGCTGGTATTTCATGCCTTCTTCAAGTACTGCTACGCGATGAGAGTTGCTACTCCCTTGATAGGCTGCATTCCAACTTTCCCTTACTTTCTGAGGGTCTTTAATGGTGCCAGGATGTTCAAGTACCCCTCCTGGTGCTGCCCCATTAGCAAAGAACTTAGCTCCATATTCCTCACATGCTATTGCCATACCTATAGCATTCTTAGCCATAGCAATCGGCGAGTAACCCACAAGACCATCAAAGCCTAAACCTGGAATATGAAGTACATCGCTTGGTCTTAATGTAACCGCCACACCGTTCATCGTTGGTGCATCATCGGAATACCTGGTGTAGGAATAATAGAGATTGCCACTGGAATCTCGATCCACAGACATTCGATTTGGCATTAGTGGATACAGTGCTATGACTTCACCTTTGCCGTTTCGAATAATCTGAGCATAGGCATTGCCCCATAATAAAAGATGAGTCATCATCGTCTCGCGGAAAACGAAAGAACTCATCTCTGGATTTGGCTCATCATGTAATAAAAAATATAGCGGATGAGAAAGTGCTTTCTCCTTACCACCGCTATCGGTGTATTTATATAGGTGAAGGGGAAGCCCTGCCACAGCCTCTGCTAATATCCTCACGCAGGAATACACTGCAGTCATTTGCATGGCTGTATGCTCATTAACAGGCTTGCCGCTTGTCGAGCCGCCAAAAAGGAAACTATAGTTGCTCCCTGCAGTTCGATTTTGTGGTTTGTCACGTGCTTTAAAAATATTTGTAAACAGCCCCATCTGCATCACTCTCCTCTCCTAAAACACGAGTAATCCCCGACCGTCATAAACCGAAGCACTCGTATCATTGCCACAGCGAATTGCTCTATCTAGAGCCATAATAGTGGCTACAGCACCATCTATTTTTTCTGTTGACTTCTCTTTATCCGGTTTAATGTTGCCCGCCGGATCAGTACGAATAAAAATATTATCCATCATCCATCTAAGAACAGGATGTCCACCATGTGCGACCTTTTCCTCCAAGGTTAGTTTCATAAGTTCCTTGGTTGGTGGACTCATATCTTTAAATCCCTGTCCAAATGGAACAACGGTAAATCCCATGCCTTCAAGGTTTTGTACCATCTGAACTGCACCCCAACGGTCAAAGGCAATTTCTCGAATATTATATTTCTCACCAAGACTTTCAATAAACTTCTCAATGAAACCATAATGCACGACATTGCCTTCAGTAGTTTTAAGGTATTCTTGCTTTTCCCATACATCATAAGGAACATGGTCACGATTTACTCTGATATTAAGGGTTTCTTCCGGTAACCAAAAATAGGGAAGAACAACATATTTGTCATCTTCATCTTCCGGTGGAAACACGAGTACAAAGGCTGTTATATCTATGGAACTTGAAAGGTCTAGACCGCCATAGCAAACTCTTCCAAGTAATTCTTCTTCATTTACGGCAAAAGCGCATTTATCCCACCTATCCATTGGCATCCAGCGAACAGCTTGTTTGACCCATTGATTAAGTCTTAGCTGTCTAAAAGTATTCTCTTCTGCAGGATTTTGCTTTGCAGATTCGCAAGCGGCTTTTACCTTGTCGATTCCCACGGTAATCCCAAGGCTAGGGTTTGCTTTTTTCCATACTTTTGGATCAGTCCAATCATCAGATTCGTCTGCACCATAAATTACAGGATAAAATGTAGGGTCAACCTTTCGCCCTTCCAAGAGGTCTTTTGCTTTTTGATGTGTCTCATAGCAGATAGATTTGGTGTCTGACCCTGCAGTGGTAATAAGAAAATACAGCGGCTGGGTTCTTGCATCACCAGAACCCTTGGTCATAACATCAAAGAGTTTTCTATTGGGCTGGGTATGAAGTTCATCAAAAACAACACCGTGTATATTAAAACCATGCTTTGAATAGGCTTCAGCTGAAAGCACTTGATAAAAACTATTTGTCGGCTGAAAAACAATACGCTTTGTTGCCGACAGGATTTTAACTCGTTTACTAAGTGCCGGACTCATACGCACCATATCAGCTGCAACTTCAAATACTATCGATGCTTGCTGACGATCTGCAGCACAACCATAAACCTCCGCTCTTTCTTCACCATCACCACAACAAAGAAGTAGGGCAACAGCAGCCGCAAGTTCTGATTTACCCATTTTCTTTGGTATCTCAATATAAGCTGTATTAAACTGTCTATATCCATTTGATTTAAGTGTTCCAAAAATATCTCTGATGATTTGCTCTTGCCAATCTATGAGTTCAAAAGGCTTTCCTGACCATTTACCTTTGGTATGGCTTAAGCACTCAATAAAGTTGACCGCATAGTCTGCAGAATCTTTATCGTAATAAGAG